CTCGTGGAACAAATATCTTGGCGTTGCTGATGATTTACGCGAGACTGCGGAAGAATTCGCCGCAGCCATCAGAGCAAGGGGAACAACATGACAGGCTATTACTGCGTAGTATGCGGTAAATTTTTGCCAGCAGATGAACATGGCGTTATCGTGCATGACGATGTGCCGCACCCTGTTGATATGGATTTTGAAGACGAGGAGAAGCCGCAATGACACCCCTAGTACGGGAAATGGTCAAGATGCTTACAGATGTAAACCTTGACCCTACGCAAATGCAGTGGTTTGACGTTACTGCCGCAATAAAGACGCATATTGGTGCAGACCCAAAACGGTACTTGTTGCATCCAGCGCCCTATAAAAACATGATGTTGGTAGGTAGCACAAAGCAGGGTGATTTCATGCTATCGCTATTGGTTGAGCCTGATGCCACCGTTGTGACTGGATGGATAATGAAGCCGCAAGGTTATAAAAATCTTGGTAGCTTTTTGTTTTCAGAGCACAACGGTGAGCCAAAAGTTGGCCCTCTTGATAAGCCGCTTGACCCGCAAGACCAGCGAATGATGGTGGGTCTTATTGCCATGTTTTACGCATCGTTGGACAACAAGGTTGAATCTTATGTACCAACAATCAAGAACACATTTACAAACCGCAGAAAAATTAAAGAAGGCAAGATGCCTACATACGATTGGCATACGGTTGTGATTGAGCCACCCAAACCAAAGCAGGAGTATCAAGGCGGAACACACGCAAGCCCACGCAGACATCAATCAAGAGGTCATTGGCGCACTTACAAATCAGGTAAACGTGGATGGGTTAGCGAATGCTGGAAAGGGGATGCAAGCAAAGGTACGGTGTTCAAAGATTATGCAATGAAGGAGCAGACATGACAGGCTATCAAAGCAAGAAGGCAGCGGCGCTGGACGAAGAAGGGATGTACCTAGTGCATCACACACAGCCAGCGCAGGACAAATATGCACCTTCAGACCCTTTTGAAAAATGGTGGTATTACGAAGGCAGCGCCCCACCTTATAAGCACCATGATTGTGAAGAACACACTAAACGTATGTGCAAAATTGCATGGAGCAATGGGGCTACTGGTGTAACACAGCCAGCGCAGGAGCGCAATTTTTGCTCACGCTGCGGTAAGCGCACAGCAGACTTGACCGTTATCCACACTTGCACACCACCACAGGAGAACACATGATGAACATTCAAGAAATAAACGATTACGCCATGCCATGCATGATGGCAGAAAAAGCAGTAAAACTTGCATATAACCTTGCTATTAGAGGCGACAAACAAGCAGCAATAGAAGAATGCGAAAAAGCGCAAATTAAAATTATCCGCATTATTGAGATTTTGAAAAAATGAGGAAATCACGCCATGACCTTATTCGCAGCATTTTGCTTAAATATGAAGATGGGTTAAATCAAATCCAAATATCCCAATTTGCAGACATTGAACAGCGTAGCATTAAAAAATCCTTAGACGCAATGCCTGATGTTTACATTGATAGGTGGGAACGACTAAGCAAGCGCGTGCTTACGCCTGTTTACATTGCTGTGCCTGTACCTGAAGATTGCCCACGACCATGACTACATTAAAAGAAAAGAAACACATGAATTCCGTGGCTGAGTTGGGCTGCATAATCTGCTTACGCCAAGGCAATGAAGGCACACCAGCAGAACTGCATCATCCAAGGAAGGGTATAGGCATGGGCAAGCGGTCAGGACACATGACAGTGATACCGCTATGCCCAGAACATCACAGAGGGGATACAGGGGTGCATGGGCTAGGCAGTAAAGCATTCCCCAAGCATTACGGGTTTACTGAGGATGACCTGTTAAAAGATGTTTTACAGCGCCTTGGAATTGATCCATAATCAAGCCTACCTAGACTTAGGAAATATTTTTATGAAATATAGCATTGAGAAAACAGGCAATGATCCGGTCATGCAATTTGTAATGTGTTTGCTGCATAGCGTAACCAATGGACATATTTTGCACCTTAGTACGCTGTCGTACTCTGAACACAAAGCATTGGAAACGTTTTACACCGAGATTGGCGACAACGTAGACGATTTTGTGGAAGCATTCCAAGGTAAGTATGGTTTGCTAACCAATTACCTGGCTGACTACCAACTTCCCGCCAAACCCGTAGAGTATTTAACCTATTTAAAGGATGAGGTGGCAACATTGCGAGTAACGGAGGGATTCCCCAAAGATAGCGAACTGCAAAACATCACTGATGAAATTGCTCAATTGATTGATAGCACTTTGTATAAGCTACGTTTTCTCAAGTAAAAAAATATCAGAAAAACTCAGATAAAAAATATTGGCATGAAAAAATTTTTTTACGTTTTTATATCGGATAAAAAAAACAGGCACTTGCCCTAAAAAATATTTGGTTTTGAAAAAGACTTTGAAAAAAACGAGTCTAATTTTTTTTTTTGAAAGCTGAACCGGATACCTATAGGGGAAAATTAGCCCCCTGTATATCTCATACAGTACTGGTTTTTTATACAGGCTTTTGGGCTGCACAGTGCCAATTTTTGAGATTGTCACTGTATAAAAACACAGTAAAAATTGGCATTTTGGGCGCACCTGAAGCAAAGCCAAAAAGCAAAAAGCCACCGGCAAGCCCTGACAGGCAAGCCCCAAGCCCCAAAAAATACAGGCAAGCCCTACAGGCAAAGCCCCAAAAAGCCACCATAAAAGCCCCAAGCCACTATGCGCCACCACAGGCGCAGCGTTAAACCCAAGCCACCATGCAAGCCACAGGCGCACCATAGGCAAAGCCCTACAGGCGCACACATAGACGCAAAAAAAGGACAGACGCACTAAACCATAGGCAAAGCCCCAAGCCATAGGCGCACAATGGCAAGCCTAAAGCCAAGCCACAGGCAAAGCTTTAGGCAAGCCACCGGAAACCCTTAGGCGCAAAAAAAGCCCCGATTAAGGGACTATTGTGTTTTTACGTCATATTCCAAAAATACAAAAAAAAGGGAAATCCAAGAGTTGCAGCGATTAGCGCAGCATGGAATACATTTTTTATAAGGGTTTTCATAGTATTAGTGGATAGCGATGGCAATAGGGATTCCCTTTAGGGCTTGCATCCCGCAAGCGTGACCCTTACCGGTACATGATCCGCAAGTGCCAGGACAGGGAAAAATTTTCGTAGATGGGAAAGCTTCGCGCAAAGCTTGATTTATTGCCGGTGTGCCATGTTCACTAGAATGGATTTTGCGACCAATTGGCACTGCGATAAATTCTCCGCGGGCAATAGGCAAAGCTTTCACGTATTTCACCATCGCAGAGCTTGCATTGTGCCCGCTGGATATATTTAATTGGTAGTTAACGGGCCATGATCCACCGTTGACAGATAAAAAAGTGTCATAAGCCAAAAGGATAGCAAAGCTTTTCGAATAGCCATAGGCACGCACCATAGGCGCATTTTCCAATAGTGACATCCAAAAAATAACGTTACCAATATCGGCAAAATCTCCATCTACGTATAGGCGAAAATCAAATCCTTGGGGCTTTTTAGCGATAATGGCTTGGAAAGCTTCGGTAATGCTATCGGGCGCAAAGCGCATTAAATAGGCATTTTGCGCCATACGGCAAAAGGCAGCGGGATAGCGCCAAGCCCTGTAAGAATAGCAATAATTGATGCAAGCCCCAGCGCCAGGACAGGTTACACCTGGTAGCGTGCTAAAAGCCACAAAAGGCAATTTGCCATTGCCGTCTAATGCGAATACAGAAAAACGGGGCTTTTTATCGGCAAGCATATCGGCAAGCTTCGCAAAGCACGATTGCCAAGCTTTGCCGGCGAACATTGGATCACACTGTAGGGAAAGCAAAGCTTTTCTTATTTCACGGTCTCCGCCTGTCTGAATGGCTATAGCCAAGCCCTGAAGCTTTGCGAATTTAGGCGCTGTCGCCTTGAATGTCTTAGTTTGCATGGTGTCTTATCCTCTTAAATAGTCCCTTACGGGCAAAAATGCGCCATTGCCTGGCACGCTGCGAAAAAGCCAAAAAATTGACCCTTTCACCTATATAGCATAAGAGAATCGTGCCAGCTTTTGCAAGCCATTGATTTATATGGCTTTTTTTTTGATTTATTTTTAATTGTCACTATGCGCCCCATACGATGACAATGTGGCCACCATGCCAAGCCCTGGGCATCTACCATGCGCCTATTTTTTGGGCAATGGGACGCGAAAATGCCTATTTTTTAAGCACTTTGGTCGATAATCGTCAAATCGGAAACTAAAAACGCACCAAAACGGCGCGGGGCAGGCGCGGGGATAAATTCCCGTAGGGGAATAGTCAGCAGGGGGTATAAGTGCTACGATCAGGGTATGCCAGTATTACCACCAACCAAATGCGCGGAGTTTGGATGCAAAAACCCATGCGAAAAGGGGAAATCTCTTTGCGTGGATCATGCGCCTTCTATATTGATAAGCAAAGACCGCAGAGAATTCAATAAGAAGTACAAAGTAAGCGCCTGGGATACCATACGACAAAGGCAGCTTAGTACAATGCCATTGTGTCAGGCTTGCCTAATAAATAAGCAAGTAAATCAAGCTGGTCATGTTGACCATGTATTTCCTTGGCGCAAAATTGGTGAAATGGCTTTTCGGAAAAATATATTTCAGTCGCTTTGTCCTGAGTGCCACGGAGTTAAATCTGCATTAGAGAAAAAAGGCATATTTAGACATTATTTGTCTGATGAAGTAAAAGACTATTCAATCAAAGACTACCAAAGGATACTTTATGAGAACGCCTCCAAGACAGATAATTGGCTTTATTCGTAATCCATCTACATGGAACGCCCAGGCATTTGAGACTGCTATTCGCAATGATGTGGAAAACAGTACGGGAAATATTACCGCTGCCGATGAAATGCTTATTGGCTCATTGGTTATGGTGACCGAAACTATGCTTGCTGCTCAAATTAACATCTTGGAACTTGGCCCAATCTATTCCTATAACTCTGGTGATGCGCCTAGCCCTTGGTACAAGATTCGCACCGAGTCTTTGGATAAAGCGATTAAAATATTAGCTGAGTTAGCATTAGTTGCCCGTGGGCGACCTAAAAAATCCAACAAGACATCAGACGTAGATGAGTTATTCGCCACAGCTTAATTCGGCATTTGGATACGCTACTAGCGTAGTTCGCGGGGACATCCTTGCCTGTGAGGACATCCAATTAGCCTGTCAACGGTTTTTGGATATGGTGGAGCGCAAAGATGCGCCCTACGAATTTGTCCCTGCCAAAGTAGAACACGTTTTAAGGTTTGTCAGCTTTTGTCGGCACGTTAAAGGGCCAGACGCTGGCAAGCCAATTATTTTGGAACCATTCCAAGTATTGTTTATTGCTGGCATCTACGGATTTAGGGATAAACGAGATGTCAATGTTCGCTGGACAACCGATGTAATTCTGTTTGTTCCGCGCAAGTCAGGCAAGACAACCATTGCATCTATCATTGCTTTGTACGAACTTCAATTTGGCGAAGCTGGCCCCGAAGTGTTTACTTTGGCGACTAACCGCGAACAAGCCACTATTTGCTTTGATTCGTCTAAAGCCATTGTGGAAAACATGAAGTCAGAATTGGCGGCAAAGTTCATTATTTATCGCAATGAGTTAAAAAAGACGGGTGACAGTACAAGCACCTGTAGGGCGCTATCTCGAGACAACCGCAAATCAGGTGATGGTAAAAACCCATCTTGCGCCATGATTGACGAAGCGGCACAGATCGTAGATCGTCAAAGCATTGAGGTGTTGCACTCAGGCATGGGCGCAAGGAAAAACCCTTTGCGTATATACCTAACTACTGCATCGTTTACCAAGGAAACCAAATTCTTTGAGGATTTGAGCCATTTGCGTAACATGATGCGCGGCGCTGCACCTGACAACAACCGTTGGTTTGGGTTGCTTTATGGCATTGATCCTGGCGATGAATGGAGCAATCCAGAGATATGGGGCAAAGCAAATCCCATGCTAGGCATATCGGTTACCCGTGACCACATTCAACACATGGCGACAGAGGCATCCGCAAAGCCTGCAAGCCTTAATGAGTTTTTATGTAAGCAACTTAACATCTATGTTAGCGCCAATTCCGCATGGATTGATCGAAGATATTGGGATGATTCGGAAGCAAAAAAACCAGAAGATAAACCAGAGTCCACTTTTGTAGCATTTGACTTGGCGCAATCCCGTGACTTAAACGGCATTTGCACTTTGCATCGATATGGTGAAGAAGATTTCTATGCTCAATTTCAATTCTTTTTGCCCGAAGAATCATTGGCATTTATACCCAATCATTACAAAGGCATTTATCAACAAGCTGTAACTAGCGGCATTTTGCGGTTAACGCAAGGCAATGTCACCGATGTAACAGAAATTGAAGATTACATCAAAAACCAATGTTTTGAACATGATGTAAAAGAAATTGGATTTGACCCTTACAACGCTGCGGCATTGGTGGCTAATTTATATGGCCAGGGTTTACCCGTAAAAAAAGTTGGTCAGGGTATGGCGGTGCTTTCTAACCCGTCTAAAACCGCAGAGCAGTTAATCCAAAAGAAAGCCATAAAACATGATGGAAATCCGTTTGTTGGATGGCAATTAGGCAATTGTGAAGTCTATACCGATGTAAACGGTAATGTTAAAGTTAGAAAAAATGAAAGTGACCCAAGCGCCAAGGTAGATGGTATTATTGCCTTAATTATGGCTTTGCATTGCCATTTAGATAATGTTTTTGTAAGCGAATCGTATGGATTCCGTGCAATAGAATGGTAAAATCCTACGAAAATGGAGCGTAAACATGGCACTTTTTGATATTTTCACAAAGAAAAGTGATGTAAAAGCGGAATCAAATACGCTTTTTGGGCAATCTGCACTTGGTAATAACATTGTTTACCAAGGCAAAGGGCAGTATCCCAATACTAATACGCAAATTCTGTATGTCACTACGGGAACCACGAATAATGCTGGTCGTCCTGTAGATATATCACTATTGAGCCGCAATAGCACAATTATGTCTTGCGTGGCTGCAAAAGCACGGTCATTAAGTCAATTGCCTATTCGTGTAGTCAGTAAGAATGATGATGGCACTTATATTGATGCGATTAAAGACCCGTCTGTGGGCGCAAGGGATAAAGCCAAAGCCAAACAGGTTTGGAACCTATTGCAACAACCTAATAACTTTCAATCGACCTACGAGTTTTGGTATCAATGGATGATGTGGTATGAGTTGTCGGGCGAGGCATTTACCTTGTGGTGGCGTGAAAAGCAAACCAGTAGCACCGATACTCCATTAGAGATGTACATCTTGGACAGCACACTAATTGCTGTAACCATTACCCCGACACGCTATCCATCCTATCGCCTGAGTACGCCTAGTTACGGTTTTAACCGCGATGAACCTTTGGCGGCGCATCAGGTTATGCACGTTAAGGAAATGGCATGGCAAGGTTCTGCTGGCTTTAATAAGGGTTTGCTGGCAGCGGAATTGGTATCGCTAGATCAGGATATTGACTTGTACGCTAACTACATCATGCAGAACGGCGCAAAGCCCTCTGGAATGTTCACTACCGAGAATGTCATTCCTGATGCCAAATACAAGGAAATTGCT